CTTGGTTCGGAAGGTTTTAAATCCGAATGGGCAGAAGGTCACAAAATAGAATTTTATGACTTAGACGATGAATTTAAACCTTATGAAGATATTATAGAACAGCATAAAGATGGCACTTCCTCAAAAGGGGAGGTGCTTTTCTTTTGAGATTTAACAAACGAATCACATTAGTTAAAGAACAAGGAAAGTATTATGATCCGAATAAAGGAGAAATGGTCGAAAATCCACCTGACAAAACGACATTGCCTTGTAACATCAATAATCTAGGGATTGATAGAAAAAAAGAGTTGTTCGGTGAAATCGACGCAAATATTGTTGTAGCTAGGTTGATCCGACCCTATAACGATCATATTGATTACGCATTGATTGGCAAGGACAAATATCAAATTAAATCGCAATCGAATTACCGAAAAGGGGTTTTATTTATGGAAGGTGATTCTGTTGAGAATTAAAGGGTTAACTGCTCTTACGCAAAGGCTACAAAAATCAGCAAAAGCCGTTCAAAAGTCTCGTGAAGTCGTCAAAACTCATGGAGCAAAGCTAGAAAAGACGATGAAACGTAATGCGACATTCGTTAAAGGCTATCAGACGGGAGAAACTAAGAGATCAATAAACTTACAGTTAAAAGACGCTGGTTTTAAAGCCGAAGTTAAACCAACAACAGATTATAGTGGGTATTTGGAACTGGGAACTCGTTACATGGGTGCTCAACCGTTTGTATCTCCTAGTTTAATGAAAATCAGACCTGGGTTCATAAAGGACATGGAGAAAGCTTCAAAGGGTGAATGAAATGAAGTCACCAGACCAACAAATTTATGATGAAGTATTTAAAATATCACAACGGTTAGGCAATGACACATACAGTTATTTACCACCAAGTGGAACGAAATATCCATTCGTTTTCATCGGAGAACAGATTGAGAATGACGTAGCCAACAAATCAACTATTACTGGTGAAGTTACTCAATATATACACATTTACGATGTTAAAGAGAAGCGTAGACGTGTTACCGACATAATGAATGACTTAATACGTGACGCTAGGAAAGCACGTCACACAGACACGTATTACATCTATATTAAAGAAGTTAGAAAGCAGATGTTATTAGATACATCTACTAGTGAGACATTATGGCACGGAGTAATAGAAGTAGACTTTAAATTTAATTAGGAGTGATAAAACATGGCAGAAGTAGCACCAGAAATGTTACAGGGAAAGAACAAGATTTTGTTATTCAGAAACATGAAAAACCAATCAGAAAATGCAGCAAAACTAGTATTCCAAACAGAACATACATTTTCGTACAGCAGGGAACTGGATGCAATCACCACGAAGGATGGAAAAGTCATCAAAGTTGGCGAATTAGAGTCAGAAGTAGAAATTAATGCAATTCAAGCTAAGAAAGATCCTGTAGCAGAAATGTTAAGGGATGCTGTTATTGATGGGGAACGACTAGAACTTTGGGAAGTAAATATTGATCCTGAACTAGAAGAGGATGGTAAGTTTCCAGCTGTTTATTGTCAAGGATTCTTGGAAAGCTGGGAGCCAACATCATCATCAGAAGATGAAGCAGAAATATCCTCTACATTTAAAGTTGATCTTAAACCACAGTTTGGTATGGCTACAATGACAGAAGAACAAAAGGAAGCTGCACAGTATGCATTTAGAGATACGATTGCAGGTGATGAAGGTGGAGGCGGTGTAGAAGGGTAATTAAATAGCTTTAAGGAGTGGATAACCCACTCCTTTTTTATTTGAAAAACTAGTAAAAACAAAGGAGCTATAAATATGAAATTAACAATTGGCGGTAAAGAGTATGAATTAAGATTCGGAATTTTATTCAATAACTTATTAGATAATTTTTATACACAAACTGTTGATGGTATGGAATTTGGAATGGGTGTTGAAATGGCATACACATATCTTTCAAATGAAAATCCAGGAGCAGTGTTTAACGTGATTAAAGCAGCAACAGGGCATCTAAATCAGAAGCCATCAAATGATGATATTGAAGCATTCATCGCTGAACAATCCACAGCTGATAAGGGCTTGGATAAATTCTGCAAAGAGTTGATTAATGAAATGACAGATAGCCCTTTTTTGAAATCGAAACTTCAGAAAATCGAGAAGGAGCAGAAAAAGGCGATGAGAGCAATGAAAAGAAATTAACATCCAATGAGACGTACAAACAAATTGTTTTAAATTGTTTTACTTATTTAGGATACAAGCAAAAGTATGATGTCGACATATTACGAGTGTCTGACTATGTTTTGCAGATGAAAGGGCACAACAGACGTGAGGTTGAAAAAGAGCATGATATGCACTTGCAAGCGTGGCTTAATGCGCGAGTTAAAGATACAGATAAACAAGGTAAACTAATTTATAAAAAATTCATCGACTTCTATGATTATGAAAAGCGGAGACACGAAGTTTTTGGTGATATGAAGCAACCACCGAATGTATCTAACAACATGAAAAAAGCTCTACAAATGGCTTGCGAGATAAATACGTAGGAAGGGAGGTTTAAATATGTCTACTTATGCGGTAGAAGCTGTATTAAGAGCAACAGGGGCAGATTCATTTGCTAGAGCTTTTCAAAACGCTGCAAAAAGCGCGGAGAGATTAAAAGTTGTTGGCGGTCAGATGAGATCCGTTGGGAGAGCAATGACGGCAGGTGTAACATTGCCAGTCGTAGGAATGGGTACGGCTATTGTTAAAACAGGAGCACAGTTTGATGATCAAATGTCTACCGTTCAAGCTGTGACAGGTGCAACTGGTAGTCAAATGCAGATTTTAAGAGACCAAGCAAAAGACATGGGAATGACAACACGATTTAGCGCTACCGAAGCTGCAGAAGGCCAAGAAATGTTAGCGCGCGCTGGTTTCAGCACAAATGAAATTGTGTCTGCTTTGCCACCTGTTTTGGATTTAGCTGCAGCAGGAGCAGTTGATTTAGGAGATGCTGCAGATATCACATCTAATATTTTATCGGGTTTTGGTATGGAGGCTACTGAAACAGCTAGAGTGGCTGACATTTTGGCACAAGCTTCAGCCGATTCAAACACTGATGTACAAGGATTAGGTGAAGCATTTAAGTATGTTGGTCCCGTTGCATCAAGTGTTGGTTTATCTATAGAAGATACTGCAGCATCAATTGGTATTTTAGGGGACGCTGGTATCCAAGGTGGACAAGCGGGTAACATGCTGAAAAGAGGATTGTTAAATCTTTCATCACCTTCTAAAGAAGCATCGGAATTAATGAAAGAACTAGGAATAGAAGTATTTGATGCAGAGGGAAATATGAAATCCATGCCTGAGGTTATAGGTGAACTAGAGGGCGGACTGGAAGGTATGTCAAACCAACAAAAGCTAGCGACTCTTGAAACAATCTTTGGGGCTGAAGCTGTATCCGGTTGGGCTGCATTAGTTGATGCAGGATCAGATACAGTCGGAATGTTTTCCGAGGAATTGGCTAATTCAGAAGGCGCAGCTGCAAGTATGCGCGAGGAAATGGAAGATAACCTAGGGGGATCTTTAAGAAGTTTAAAATCAGCTTTAGAAGGATTGGCGATATCCTTTTATGAAACAGGAGATGGTCCCGTAAGAAGTTTCGTAGATTGGTTAACAGAACTAGTCCGAGGATTTATTAATCTCGACGACAACGTGAAGCAAACAATAGTAATAATAGCGGGAATAGCAGCGGCGATTGGTCCTGTTTTGATTGCAATGGGCATGTTGTTAGAGTCTATCAACACTATTGGTGTAGCTATTCAATCATTAGGAACAGTATTTGGTGGTGTATCCTTGTCAATGTTTGCTTGGATAGCTGTTATAGGGTTAGTAGTAGCAGCTATTTTCAATCTTTGGCAAACGAATGAAGAGTTTAGAAATAATGTTTCTATAATCTGGGAAAATATAAAAACCTTAATTGTCGGAGTTTGGGAAGCTATACAACCTGGTGCAATGGCTTTTATTACTATTTTAGGCACACTCGTTCAGGTTATGTCAGTTGTAATAGGAGCGGTTGTTGGGGTTGTTGCTAGTTTTACAACGTGGATAGTCTCGTTCATCGAGACGCATTCATGGGTAATGCAACTCATATCCGTTATATCTGTCATTATAGGTGTTATCGGTGGTCTTGTTGCAATAGCAATGGTTGTTGCCAAAGTATTTACGGTGGTTGTAGGTGTCATTAAGATAGCGGCAGCGGTTTTTGCATTTTTAACGAGCCCAATTGGACTTGTTATTGTAGTTATCGGAACATTAATTGCTGTTGTTATAGCACTTGGAGAAAAGTTTGAGTGGCTCGGCAATATTATTGATTCTGTTTCTAGCTTTGTGAGCGATGCTTGGAATGGATTTTTAAATATACTAGGTATTGGTACCGAAGAAGCATCAGACCAAGCCAGTGAGTCAATTGATGGTTTAGCTGATAGTACTGAAGAATCGACAAGCAGAATGTCCGATAGTGCAGATACAAACACTTCACAGATGAATGAAAGTGTTACTTCTAACTTTGATAGTATGTCCGAGTACGGCATGGTTAGCTTGACTAATTTGAACCAGGAAGGTTCTATGCAGTTTGGTAACTTAAATCAAACCGGTACCTCACTTACTGGTGACATGTCAACAGATGTACAATCAAATATCAGTGATATGGCTACTGGATCAACCGATTCAGTCAGTGGTATGAATACGGATATAACAGGAATGCTTGGAGATTTGGAATCAAGCGGATCTCTTGACATGAATATTATGGACTCGAATGTCACAGGTAGCATGGATGATATGTCCTTAGAATCAATAAACACCGTGAGTGGAATGGAATCGGATATATCTGGAATGTTAGGCGATCTAGAGTCTAGCGGATCAACAGACATGTCCAGCCTTAGTTCGAATGTGACTGGTGATATCAGTGATATGACTAGTTCATCATTAGGTGATATTGGTGATTTAAGCACATCAGGAGCTAGTGATTTTAGTGGTTTGGAGTCAGACGTAACAAGCAGTGCATCAGGCATGAAAAAAGAAGTGGATTCAAGCTTTAAGGGTATGAGTTCAACTGTAAAACGAGAAATGAATGCAATAAAGAAAATTTCATCAACTTCATTGAAGGGGATATCTACTTCATTTTCTAAGAGCATGTCAAATGTGACTAAGACTATTCAAACATCAATGAATAGATCAAGACAAATAATAGAAAGAAGCTTCAGTTCCATTCGAAATACAACAAAAAATGGAATGAATCAAATTGTTAATGCATCTAGAGTGGGCACTAACAAAATGACGCAAACAACAAGTAAAGGCATGCAGAAAATGTCGCAGATGTATCAACGCTCATTCACAACGATTCGAAGTGTCACAAGGTCTGGTTTTAACAATATCGTATCATCAGCACGTTCAGGAATGTCACAAGTTAATTCGGCATTTTCGCGCGGAATGTCGCGTAACGTAAATATTTCAAGGTCGATGAGCAGTAGTATTGTATCAGTTTTCCGCAACTTGAATGGGCAACTAAGGAATGCTGGTCGTAATGCTATGATTGGTCTTCAAAACGGTATGAATTCTCGACGTGGCAGTGTGATGTCTACTGCTAGGGGAATTGCTAATAGCGTATCATCAACAATGAGAAGAGCGCTAAAAATTAAATCTCCATCTCGAATTACTATGGCCATTGGTGAATTTGTAGGACAAGGACTTGCTAAAGGTCTTGAGGGAATGAAAAGAACAGTTGAAAGAGCATCTGATACTCTTGCAGGGTATGCAATTCCTGATGTCGTAGATGTTGGAATAGGTTATCAGATAAGTAGAGTGAACAGACAGGCTCAAAGCAAAATAAATCAACACGTTACAAGCAGTGTTCGTATAGAGAAGCAACCAGCTTATATCAATGTTGTTTTAGGTGGTACCGAATTCAGTGCATTTGTAGACGACATAACGGAAGTCCAAGATAGAAAAACTAGGTTAACAAAAAGGTTCACATAGGGAGTGATGGTATGTACAAGTTTGTAGATACAACAGAGAGTGCTACTAATCACTCTCTATCTTTAAAAACAGTATTTAATGATCATATACTAGATGAAGTATTAACTGATGAAACAGGAAGTTTTATAACATTAACAGTCAATGGCCGAGGCGACTTAATGAATAAAATAAACCTGATCGAACTTAGTAATTTTGACGGATTGCTTGAACAAGGTGGTCCAAATTTAGATTCTAGAGAAATTATAGTTAAATTTAAGTTATATGATGAAACGAATGAAGGTTTTAGAGATCGAGTTACGAAGCTTTTTACTTATTTAGAAGGCACTAGGAAAACACTCGAATTTTTGGATGAGGATCTGTTTTATTATGCAACTCTATCCCATATAGAAATCCCAGATGAAAGTTCAAATGATGTTTTAGGAGAAATGATTTTCTTATGTTCCGATCCTTATAAATACTCAAAAGATGAAAGCACCGAAACATTAGATGACACGACCGTCATAAAAAACGAAGGAAGCGAAGCCACAGAACCAATTATCGAATTAACTGCAAAGAAAAAAACAACGTTTGCAATGATTAATAATATGAATGATGAATATAACTTAATTGGCTATCCTCTTGAAGAAGAGGGAAATGAAGAAATAGTCGATGCTAAACCTAGCATATTTAAGGATAACGGTGAAAAGATAGACGAATGGTCTACTAATAATATAAAAGTAGATACTAATTTTATTGACATAAGTGGATCGATGATGTTTGATGGCACTGGGTTTCGTACAGAAAGTTACGGGACAGGCGATAAAATGCATGGTCCAGCATTACTTAAAACTTTGCCTAAGTCGTTGCAGGACTTTGAAATTGTCGCGGAATTTGATATTATCTCGCAGCGAAAAGAAGATAATTGGCGAATGGAAGTATATTTTCTCGATGAAGGAATGAATATGTTGGGGAAGATGGGTGTAAAGGATAATAATAGGAACCTTTTTAGGCGACATGGTCTGGGGCGAGTTGGACCGTATCGTGGCGCCGGATTGAAAAATGGTTATGCCATCGGAAGTCATAACTATAAACGCGATGATTTAGGAAAAATTTCTAATATGCACTTACGTGTAAAGCGCGAAGGTAACTTATATACATTCTATATGGCCGAGTGGCGTAATCATAAGCATCGGGATTCCATTGAAGCGAGTTATCGAGATACAGCCAATGCTTTCAATAGTAAGTTGAAATACATTGAGATTTTTATCGGTAACTATAAAGACAGGCGAGTTCCTACACGTTTGAGGATAGATAAGGTAGAAGTATTTGAATTGTTACAGGTGCATGTGGATCAAACACCTTATATTTTAGACATAGGTGATACTGTGACGTTTGATCATGAGAACGAAGAAATTCTTATAAACGGCGAGGATGCTATGCGATTAAAAGATTTTGGTGCAGAGTTTTTCAAACTCCATCGTGGGTATAATCAACTTGAAATAAATCCACCTGATACGTTTGATAGCGAGATTAAATATCGCAAAAAATTTAAGTAGGTGGCAGAATGTAGGGCGCTACTCAAGCGTTTTTTTATTTGTTAAAAAGAGGTGATAGCATGGACATCAATAAGGATATGCTGTTTCAGATTATAGAAACTGAATTAGGCATAAGACCTTATATGTTAACACAACATTATGACGTAAAGTCGGATGATTTTATTGAAACAACTGAAGAAAACCCTATGCCGACTGATGCTAAAGATTATGATGAAATGCTGTCCAGATTTGTTGAGTTTTACAATAAAATCAATGATGTATCTACTAATCTAGCTGTAGCTAAAAGCAAACTACAAGATTTAATTGATAAGTCTATAGCGAATGAGGGGTGACGGAGTGAGTACACCTAAGTATTTTAAATTATCCATCGGTGGAAAAGATTTAATCATATTTTACCCACAATTTAAAAAAGATGATGGATTTGTTGTAATTAGTGAAGATAATCCTTTTCCAATTAAAATAAAAGATTTTGAAACATTATTATCCTATTTAAATGCTGTAAATATAATATCTGAAAGAATGATTGAGAACACCCAAGGTTTAATTGATTCAATCGATCAGATGGAAATGCTTGCAACTGGTCCAGAAGGACCACAAGGACCACAGGGAGAAAGAGGACCACAAGGTCCTCAGGGAATACAAGGTCCCAAAGGAGATAAAGGAGATAAAGGGGACCCTGGCGATGTATCACTTGAACAGTTTAATAGTCATGTTAATGATAAAAGTAACCCACACGATGTAACAAGTGAGCAAGTAACGTTAATAGATACAATACATGCCGATGCATTGGGTGAAAGCTATCCAATTGGCGTAACGATATTTTTTACAGTACCTGATGATGGTTATCCTCAAAACTACGGTACAGTATTAAATATTAAATATATGGATAACAGATTTACTCAATGGTTTTATGGAAATGGGTATACAGAATATCAGACGGTTGCTATGTTTAGGCATTATCACCCCACGACAGGTTGGACTGATTGGCAAGAGGTTGTAACAATTACCTCTGATGAGCAAGCAGTTACAATTGTAGATAAATATACAATTGATGGAACAACAGTAATAAAATATTCGGATGGGAAAATGGAGTGTTTTAAATATCACAACATGGGATCAGTTGGATCAAATGGTAGTGGAACATATGCTAACCCATATCGTACATCTGCTTATACATGGGATTTTCCAGAAAGCTTTATGGGTAATCCTGTCGTACTCATTACACCTAATGCAGACGATACCGTCGGTAGCAATAGATTATTGACATCTTTTTACAGAAGTAACAATCCAGATAGCATTACTTTTATTCAAATAGCGTCAATATCTGACGGTTATCCAAGTAGAGACGCTTATGCGAATCTTTATGCAGTGGGTAGGTGGCAATAATGCTTACACAGGTAGCAAGTAGTTTTTTAGGTGATACAACGGAATCCACAGCACTTGAAAAGCTGACTGGTGTTAAGTCAACAATCGGGAACATTATTCATTTTACACATGGCAAGCGAGATGAAATTTTATCAATTGCAACAGCTAAAGATGTAGTAAGTAACGTACATCATAAATCACTAAAAGATAGTTTGGAAACATACGAATGTGAACTAATCGGCGAACGTAACTATGACGAGCATATCGTAAAAGGTAATCGTGTTATTGTTCCAGGAGAATATCAAGAAGAACTTGTTGAATTTACAATTGATGAAGTTGTTGATAAAAGGGAGTATGGAAAAGGATTTGAAGTTTTTTCATACGCTAGCTATTTAGATTTAAAGAAAGCGAAAGTGATCGATCCTTCCAGCTTTCGAGGAACAGCTGAACAGCATGCGCATCAAGCTTTGTATGAAACAGAATATGAGGTAGGGGTTGTTGAATCTGATAGCGAGATAACGATATCGTTTGAAAACCATACTAATCCATTTGAGTATTTAAAACGAATTGCACGTGAATTTGAATTGGAATTAAATTTTAGAGTTGAGCATAACGGATTGATGGTTACAAATCGTATTGTTGATTTAGTTGATCAAATTGGTGCATGGCGGGGTCGTGAGGTTACATTCGGTAAGGACTTACAGTCTATTGAACGAAAAGAAAGTGGGGACATTTACACTTCTTTGATTGGGCTTGGTCCTGAAAGAGAAGACGGATCACGTTTAGAAGTGCTTGTTGAAGATTATGAAGCGCTAGAGCGTTGGGGAAGGCCTGAATACAATCCGCAGCATCTTATTGGTGTTTATGAGCCTGAAAGTGACCGCGAAGAAATGACTTTATCAGAATTAAGACAATATACTAGAACAGAGTTAGACAAGCGAAAAAATAGTGTTATAAATTATGAAATTAATTTTTTAGATTTAGAACACATGTTGAACCATGAAAATAAAAAAATAAGGTTTGGCGACACAATCAGAATCAAAGACACAAAATATACACCATATTTATATATTCAAGCTAGAATATTCGAGATGAAGCGCAATCCAATCACAGAAGCGGAAAAAGAATATGTTTTAGGTGATTTCATCGAATTTACTGAGGATGAAATTAAAAGCATTTACAACTATGTTAAACGTCAATTGTCTAAAAAAGCTGGTATCGAGATGTTACTCAACTATGCAGAGCCTAAAAAGATTTTATCAGACAATCCACCAACAGGTAGAAACGAGCACGTTATATGGGTGGACACATCACGAAACCCACATGTTGCAAAGGTGTTTAACAATGGACAATGGGAAAAGCTAAGTCCGACTGAACCATCGGAAATTGGTGCTTACAATAAGAAAGAGGTAGACGATAAAGCAGAGCAAGCACTTAAAGATGCAAAGGCATATGCAGAAAATGCCGACAACATAAAATCGGGTGTTATTGATGTAGGCGCTGTACCAATCCGAACAAGCATGACAGGCGCAAGAATTGATTGGGACGGTGTAAATGGTTTAGTTCAGTACGATATGCAAGGTAACCCTGTTTCATGGCTTAATCTTGAAGCTGAAGCATATTTTAAAGATGCATATTTAAGTGGCCGAGTAGAAGCGAAAGAGGGTTACTTTGGAGATAATTTACGGCTTGTTGATGGCAAAATACAGATTCAACGTCCGGACGGTGCAGTGTGGATGCAAGATGGGTTAGTTAAATCTAACTACTCCGTATTTCCTCAGATTCCCGAAATGAAGGGAGTTGCAGTTTGGAATGGGGTAAATTCCCACTGGGCATTTTTTGTTCAATTACAACAATTATTGTTTGTTCAGAGTGAAATGTTTGGTGGATTAGATGGTAGAGGTATCGATGATGTGATTCCTGGAAATCAAGTAACGGACGTAAGGGATTCTTCTTATAGATGGTCGGTCAGATATCAAAGATTTTGGTACGTGCATAATGCAAGGTATTTGAGGGTGCGATATCAAATTGCAAACCACTCACGAGTAGGTAAACATGCTGTTGATTTATATGAAGTTGAAGAAAACACTTCAGGAAAAGCAGTTGATAATAGATTTATATTCGAAAAAGGGGACTACGGAGAAAAAGAGCTTATAGCTGATTTAGGTATACCTACTTATGAAAGCAGGGGTGTAGATTTTAGAATAGGGTGGACAAAAAGCTGGAACGATAAAAATGAATTCGTTAGATTTCGTATTTTAACAATAGAACAAACGGATTACGTTTAAGGGTGATTAAATGATAAAAACTTACGACAAACCAAAAGAAGGAAGGACTAAGGTCTTTTTCGTAATAAATGAAGATGGGGAAACAACGAGTATTCAAGTTGGTAATAATGTGGTGCCTACGGGGAAAGGTTTTCAATTCTTTGTTGATGATTACGTCGCTGGTCAAATTGATAAGTGTGAGCTTGTTATAGAAGGATCGCCAACTTTAGCGGTTAAGGAAGGGGAAGTCATTCACATTCCCGAAGAAAGTGAAGAGTATAAGAGGCGAAAAAGAATCGAAGAATTAGAAGAGGAATTGCGAAGGTTGAGGGAAGAGGATTAAGCGCCA